TCCTAGACTCATTAATTGCTCCCCTGTTTACGTGTTGCCTCTAACGGCAGATAATCGAAATATTGGAAACTCGCGGCATACCCGAACCCTGACTCGTTACCACTGTTGTTCAACGAAATGTTGATCGGAGTGTTCAACGCAAGGTTCAACGGTGCAGTCTTGACCGTGATCAACGGGATGTCCAAAATGAACCCGCTACTACCACGAGCGAAGACGATGTAAATACCAGCGTCTAACCCTTCCTCAGCAAGGTCTAACGCCTTGGTCGTCCGGAACAACGCTTGGATGTTACAGGTAATGTCGAGACTGCCAGTGTTGACATCTTCCGCACCAAACACACCCCAACCGGGAATCCCTTCACAGTTGTTGTTAAGGGTGAACGTCCCTTCCTGAACAATACCGAACAACGTCTCCCGTTGAGTAGTAGTCGTGTCATGTCGATACAACCGACCGTATTTAATATCAGTCGAAGTGTTGAACATAGCAGTCGAATCAACTGGTAACCGGTCAGTGCCCGACCAAGTGGCAACCGACCCGTCACGTCGATATGATTCAGCACAGACGAAGTTTAAAGTCGCCATCACCTTGTTGCTAGTCGGGATCGAAATGTCTAACTGGTTACAAACCGCACCCACAACCAACTGTGCCTGTTCGTAAGCATCAGTCGTGTCACCTTTACCTAACCGACGTTCAAGCTGATAAGTCGTCCTCAGACTGTCATCACACTCGATCTGATCTTTATAGATTCGAGTCGGTAGATAAATCTGGATTGTCGTGCCCGGACTGGCAATAGTAGTCGGCGGTGACTGTTGATAGAAATCAGTAATGTCACAGACGAACCCAGTGCTAGTCACTCGACTGACCCTAACCCAACCGGTGTTCGCCCGGTTAGCGTATCGGCTTGTAGTCGTGTCACCACCTATGTGTAAGAACGTGCCCGGTGCGACTTCTAGATCGCCACCTAAAGCTAACGATGAACTTACAACTGTCAGCTCGCCTCCACTGACGCTAGTAGCCGCCGCGCTATCGCTGACAATAACGCCGCAGACACTGACCGACGCATCAGGCGGTGGACTGGTTTCAGCAGTCAACCCGCTAGCAGAAATCGATGTTGCCGATAACCCGGTCATCGGTTTCAACCCGTTGTTGGCTGGAGTCGCGAACCCACGTGCTAGCAACAACTTGGTATCGTTGGTGTTCTCGAACCCGTTAGCGGCGTTGAAGTTCGTGCCGGTATACCCAGTCCCTGAGACCGCTGTCAACGTCGCACTAGTAGCCGTCCGGTTAAAGGTCGCGGTGTTCGGTGATTCGATCGCTTTATTGAAAAAGAACCCCGGCAAGAACGGTTGTAACCAATCTTGTCTGAGTGACGACTCGAACCCGGCTGGCACCGTCTTGTTGACAGGTATACCTTTCTTGCTAGCCCGACCCGACCCTAACGGTCGATCGTCCATGAACTCGACGTTGGCGCCGAACTCACCCGGATAGGCATTCGGTGATAACCGTCGCCAGACCGGACTGGCTGGTAGCACCGTGATTGATTCTTCGATCGCATAAGCTAACGCCGTGCAATCGGATGAGATTTTTCTGACTGCTACCATGATGGTGACCCCCTAAAATGTTTCATAGTAAAAAGTTATCGTCAGTGGCAGGACTCGTCGTCCGTCCCTAATAGTGATTGGTTCTTGGATACACGGCATCAAGATGATCGATTTATCGTTAGCTAAATCGAAATATTCTCGACCTCGACTTAACCGCATAGTCGCCTTATCAGCGAACCGTTGACATTTAACCAACTCATCCTGAGCTTGTGTTAACATGACCGTAGCGTTGATCTGTTCAGTAGCATCGCTACCACTGATCGCTTCGATCCCTTCTGCTTCTTTATCAACCGAGCTTTCCTCGACGTGGATATAGACGTTAGTCTTGTCAGGTGGATGGGCGTAATCAATACCCGGCCAATAGATTGGCACGACATACCCCAAATCTTCCGACAGGTCAGCAATCAACGGTGCTAACACTTGGTAGACCGATAACCGTGCTTCACGTGTCGTTATCTTCGCCATATCACCCTTCCCTGAAACCGAGATAATAAAGGATCGGGAACCCGTCAGGGGCAATCTCCGTCACCTCTTCGATCGGTGACCGTTTACCGTTCGGTTCGATCAGATAATCTTGTGGTTTCGGTTTGAATCCGTTGTTAGCCATCAAGGCCGTCGATTCAGTCGATTGCATGAACGTGCCAGCCATCTGTCGTAAGAACTTCGTCCGGAACAAGACCTTGACTTGCAGTTTCTGTTCAACTCGACCATCGCCACCAACCGGTTGGCCGGCAACGCTTTCGTCGAACCGACCATAAGTTACTGTCACCCCTCGTTCCGTTAACAGGTTACGAGCAAGGGTGACGAACGATCCATATTGAGTCGTTAACGCCAATCGACCACCTCGACTAACTCTTCACCTTGATATTCATACCCTTTAACCCCGAACTCGATCCGTTGTTGGACGGCTTTCGCCCGTAACTCGACCTTGTCTGGGTTATCAACTAAAACGGTTGTAGCTGTTGGTTTCATCGACTTAACCTCATACCAGTGTTCTTGAACAACGGTCGCAATAAATCATCGACCTTACGATATTCATAATCAGGCACATATCGGCCTGCTTGAGTGTCATATTCAATCTCCAACACATCCAGTTTCTCTCGTTTGATCGGACGGGTTGAAGTAGTTTCGTGTGGGTCACGGTCTAACGCTATCTCTAACGCCGCTTGAATTTGAGCGTCCGGGATAACAGCCGGGATAACATCGGAGTTGATCAGATAATCATCGATCACGGCGAAGGCTCGTGGCCATTGCATGTTCGACAAGACGTTCGTCTGTTTATACCCTTTAAACCGAGTCCGGAACGAGTTGATGTAATCCGCACCACGTAACAACTGACCTTCAGTCAAGACGGTCGTGATACCTCGATCTTGTAGGTATTGATTCGCATCGGCGAGGCTAACATAACTGTTAGCCCCTTCGATGACTGAACCTGTTTCGACAACTAGTGCCATAACCGACCCCCACTAGGATTACCCTATTGAGAGATCAACATGACACCCGGCATCTCTTTGAAGGTCAACGGTTTAGACTCGCTAGTGCCAATCCGTGTCCATGATGCTGGGTTATCAAGTACGCCACTGTCGCTAGTAGTATGAGAAAACTGAGCCGTAGCCGCGTTAGTCGCCCGACTAGTTGACCCTAACTTAGGATGCACTTTAGAAGTGTCATTCCAAGTCATTCCCTTGATACCAATATTGAACGACTGTTGCGCCTGAGCTGTCGTCTCGATCCATGTCTTGCCGTTACTATCTTCGATATGTTGACGGAAATCATTGTTCTCGAAGATGGTAGCCGCCATTGGTCGTAGTAACAACGTTCGATAGTTGCTGACACCATTCTTAGTGTAAGTCAGAACTGGTAAATCAGTAACGAAGAACATCAACCCGTCAGGGCTACGTGTCACGAACGATCCCGGATAGAGGAACAACTCTTGGAACGATCGCAAATTCTCAGCCTGCATCCCGAAGAACGCACCTGAATGCATGATCACACCAGTGATGTCTGAGAACGCATCACCGAACTTACCACGAGCGACAATCAGTTTAGACAAATCTAACCGACGTTCGTTAGCGGCAACCTGAGACGCACTACCCGATTGATCGTCGATAACTTTCTGTATCTCAGTATCGGTGTTAGGTGATGCTAACAACCCACGGACGAAACATGCTACCAACGAACTGACAACCGATTCGATTTTCCGACGGTTGAACGATTCAGCGACCGTTCGACCCCATAACGCACCTTGTTGGTCGTCAGGGATACCAGCCCACCGAGTAGCAAAGTTCTGCCACTGATACTGTTTCATGCGACAACCGACTTTGATATCCACCCGTTGAACTTGAGTGAACTCTTCGCCAGTTACCGTCGCCTGAACGTTCGGTGCTTCCAAGACCGCTTGGTTAGCATCGTTAGCCCAATACGACTCGATACAGTAGTTACCGTCTTTCGGACGGATCTGCGAAGTGATAGTACCCCCAGTCTGATCGTTCAATATCTGACGGAAAGTCGTGTCAGAATACTGGAACGCCATATGAGCGTACTGGTTAAAGATTTTAAGCTTATCGTAAGTGCCTGCCATAGCAAACCTCCATAAAGAATTAAACTACTCTCTATGCAGGTTGGGTCATGCCACCGGCCGGCTTACCCTGCTAAGCCACACCCCCGATCAACACCGTTGCGGGACTGGGCTTATTGAAGAAGAGAACTATGTTGACAGCTGACTACAGTCTCGACTAAATGTCAAGCAATCTCTACTGACCGCTGTTAGTTTTCAAGAACTGAGCTAATCGGTCAGGGTTAGCTTGACTGTATCGACGGAAATCAGACGCTAACTGTTCACTCGATTGAACGGCCGGTTCTTTAGCACTAGCAGGTGGCGCACTAGCTTCTTGCGGTTTAGCAGTGCCACTACCGACCTCAGCACCTTTCAATAACGATTTAAATCGTGGGTCTTTCTTGAACTCTTTAGCAAGATCGTCCAACGTGTCGTGACCCGGTCTACCGTCTTGGTCGTAAACGACCGTCTGTGGCCGACCTTCGTTATCGATCGTCGCATTGATCCGTTGCCGTAACGCTAACTTGATGACATAATCATGTTCAGGCATCGCCAGTTTGCTAGCTTGAGTCGTGATCACCGAATCCCGATATTGGTTGATAATCGATTGATTCAACTTGTTGATGATCTCGTCTTTAGCCTTGATCTCTTTCTGATGTTTACCTTTCCAATATTCATCGATCTGTTTAGCATCAGCAGCTTCTTTAGCCTGTTCCTCTTTAGCGAGTTCAGCCTGAGCTTTCGATTCTTCGTAATCGGTTAACTTGGCCAACGCCTCGTCACGTTCCCGTTGCACCTTCTCTAAAGCGGCCGAGACCCGACTTTTGCCACGTCGTAACTCACCGGCATTCTCACCGACGAAAGTGTAACCCTCGTCTTCGCCTTTCGAGTATAACGCCTGATCTTCAGGTGGTGCGGCTTTAAACTCTTCCGCAGTGAGCGTCTTTGGAATAACCATGATCATTGATCCCTATAAAGTTAAAAATATTAATCAGCAAAGTTGACATCAACTAACCTAACCCGTTTCTCTAACCGACTGATATTCTCTTTAGTCGGCACTACCGGTTGACCAGTCGATGGATCGACGTAGAACTTCTGTTTCATCCGCCATTCAGGTTTCGGTCGATATTTACCCGCCCGATACGCATCCATATTAGCCTTCCCAACGATCAACTGTTGAGTCGCTAACGGTTCGGTCTTCAACCAAGTCTCGAACCGAGTCTGAGTCGCCTGTCGTAAGGCACGATCCCTAGCCGGGTCTTTACTGACAGGTTGTAACTCAGACCGACAATTAAAATGTTGAGGCGGTCTGACACCTTCCGCATCATCCGCTTCAAACACCTCCCCGTCTAGGAAACTGCACCTGTCAGTCGTCTCTTCGTCAATGATCGACACATATCGATATTTGGTGAACGTCTCTTTAATCGCCTGTTGGTCAGCATCAGCAATCGTGCCCTGCGCTAAAGTCCTAGCAACCGTCTGAACCCGACCGCCAGTCCGTCTGACAAACTGAGTCGGAGTCCAACTGACACCAACCTTCTTCAACTCTCTAGTATGACCAGCCGCCAGTTTACTGACGACGTGAGCACTCGATCCTTTATGCCGGAAATCAACTTTCCGAGGATCAGCCCGACCACCA